TTGGTGATGCAGTACTTCTTGAACAGCTCTGCGTATGGCTTCCACTGCTCAGTAGGTACATCATCTGTGAACGGCCAGTACGCATGTACGCCGCGCCCTGAGTTGACAACGATGGGCTTTGGCAGCTCATGCGTATCTACGAAGTTGAGAAGCGCAATGAAACCGTCTTCCCACAGCGCATAGGGCTTGCCTTCACCGCAATCAATGTCCACGAAGAATGAACGCTGAAAGACACAGGATACGGCTTTGCGTTGGTAGCCCTCAAAAGTCCCAGTTGCAAAAAATGTGTTGAAGTCTCCTCTATCAAATGCGTTGATGTGCTCAAGGGCCTCGTCAATGTTGTCTGAGAACTTGGGGCGCACAATGTCGCCCTTGATTCCCACTACACATATGTTGCCCTGCGTTGGCAATACTTTCTCAAAAAATTGTTTCATGTTCGCAGAGACGAAAACGACGGAGAGTTACCCCCGTCATGGCAAGACTTTTCAGTCCGATTTACTTTGACGCTTTGATCGGGCGTCCTATCATGTCCCCCAAATAGGCCCGAGCGTCACGGAGATTCTTCGCTGGTAGAAGTCCTTTTTTAGTGTCCTCTTCTACAAGACGAATGAATGTTTCAATCTTCTCACGGCGCGAGAAGCGGATTGCGCCGCCCCTGAACCATGAGTGGATTGATGCGCGTGTAACGTCCAACACATCGGCCACATACACAGCGGGGAGATTGGCGTTAATGCATGTTGCAGCCAGATCAAGCCCGAGCCGGTATGTGTTTGCGCTTTGTACAGTCTCAATCAGCTTTGCACTGTACTTAGCGGCCATTACTTCTTAGTCCATTTCTTGACGATGTCGCTCACATCCTCTGCCTTTGCAGGAGCCACCTTAGCGGTCTCGCGCTTGACGGGTTCAGGAACGGCCTCGGCGGGTGCTTCCTCACTCTCAGCATCGGTCTTGTAGACAGTCAGCTTAACAGCGTTTTCGGCTGCGGGAGTCTTGCTCTGGCGCACGATGGTCTCACGCGCTTCGGCAGGTACAGCTCCCACTGGAGAGAACAACAGACGGGGCACGGGCGAGTTGATGTCAAACTCCATCTTGGTGATCACACGCCCTGCTGACACATTGTTATTGGCCAGCATTTGGATGTACGGACGGAACGGCCAGCGACCATTCTCTTCCTTACCAAACGCGCTGGTTGCCGGGAGAACCAACTGATAGACATCACCAGCAGGATCATTGGGCAGCACAACAGCAGTGCGCCACGACAGACGGCAAGCGGTGCCCTGTCCACCTTGGCCTGAGCCTTTGACGGAGTTAGGGCATTCGGCGCAAGACGATGCAGCGGGGGTCTTAACTTCCGGGTCCGGGGTCTTGGAGTCGTTCGACCAGCAAGACGGTGCCAGCTTGACACCCTTCTTGTAGCTTGATGCATAGAACGTGCGAGAGGCATCGTGTGCCAGCTTAACAAAGACAACATTCATAGAGTTGTCAGTGTTGACGCTTTGTTCTTTGCCACCAACGATCTTGCGGAATACCCGACCTTCAATCGAGATGCGCTTATTGCCTTTGGTTGCACCGCCTGCTACGGCGAGGGTGTCTTCATCGAGTCCCAGCTCAACAATGTTGTTTGCGCCGAGAAGAGTTGCAAGTTCATTAGCCATGATGTTTCCTTAAACTGAAGTTTCACTAGTTGATGCTTTGCGAACGACGATGTCGAATTCGCGCAAGCTATTCACGCCGGGAGGAAGTCCCTTTCCTTCCCTACCAGCCATGAATTCTTTAAAATTGCGCTGATGGATACGGCGCTCCAAGAGATCGAGCGAGCCTTCCAGCTCGACAAACTTCTTGAAGTTGTCCCAGTCAGTGCAAAAGAATCTGTCCTTGATTTGGCGCGTTACCGTGCCGTGCCTAGTTTTGAGCCCGTTGGTGTTGGTCTGATTGCACAGGTCCAAGAGAGCAGCTTCAATACGCTCCATCTGCTCTTTCATCGCTGCGTCCTCTTTTTCAAAGGAAGCCTTCAGATTCTCACGTTCTCGACGGATTGTCAAATAGGTTTCTACTAACGCCTCGGCATCAGTCATTGGTTTCCTCCATTTCATCGCGGTACAGGTCAACAAGCCGCTCGTGCATGTCCACTTTGCTTTGCAGCATCTTGTACATGCGCTTCTCCACCTCTGACCCTTGAAGGTGGATGACGGTCATTTTGTTTGTCTGGCCAACGCGGTCAATTCGCGCCACGCACTGTAAGTAAGTCTCTACTGACATTACTGGAGACCAAAAGACAATCGTGTCGGCAGCGGTCAGCGTGACACCGTGTGATGCGGCTTGCGGCTGAATCAACAGCACCTTGGGGTCAGACGTTGTTTGAAAGCGGTTAAAGATATTTGCGCGCTGTGACGCACTTACATCTCCTGAAATTGTTTCGTTGGCTACTCCCTCCTTGTTCAAAAAGTTTTTAAGTAGCTCCAGCGTGTGCTTGTACGGGACGAACACAAGAACCTTGTGCGCCGCCTCATCAAGAACTTCTTTGAGCACGTTCAAGCGCGGTGAGATATCGAACTCCACCACATTGCCATCGTCTGTATACACGGCACCGCCAGACAACTGAAGCAATCGAGACAGTGCTGCGGCTGCATTGACCGTGCTAATGGTCTCGCCTGCTGTCTTGATCTGCATCTCTTTGACCAAGTCCTTGTAGTACTTGACTGCTTGAGGAGTCAGGGACACATGACGGTCTTGATAGAGTACATCGGGCAGGTCCAGACACTGCGCCTTCTCGTACCGAATCGCGGGTTGCAGAGCGTTAAACACCGTAGCTTGTGCGTCCTTCTTTGGTACCCATCGAAAACGGCTGGCTTGGAACATTACTATGTCACGCCACGCCGTCTTGTACTTAGGTACGCCACTGGGATTAATCAGACGGGCCAAACCAAACGCATCTTCGGGTGACTGTGATGCAGGGGTGCCTGTCATCATCCACAGATATGTGTCTGGCTGAATCAACTTCGCAAGGGTGCGCCAGCGCACAGTGCTGGTGTTCTTGTATGCGTTGGCTTCATCGACGATGATCAAATCGAAACCACCTTTAGCGATCTCGTCTTGCATGACGGTCACACCGTCATAGTTGATGATGACAAACTCATAGCCGCCGTTGATGATCTTCTGCCGCTTGCTTGTGGTGCCATGCGCTACGCCGCATGTACGATGCATCGCTGTCTTGAACAAGTCAGCTTGCCATGCGCTTTGCATGATGGACAGTGGGCAGATCACTAAAACGCGAGTCACCTCCCCCTGACGCATTAAATAGTCAGCGGCCCATATAGCAGCGGATGTCTTGCCCGTGCCTGCCTCGTTGAAGCAGAACGCTCGCCTATGCAGTGTGAGGAATCTGGCGGTGTCTCGTTGATGCTCAAACGGTTTGAACATCCCCGGCCAGTCATAGTGACGCTCGATGGGTGATGGAATCTTGACGGAGAGGGGCGCGATGCGGGCGAGTCGCTGCATCTCTTCTATGCCCCAGTACACGACGACTTTGGCTACGTTGCCACCTTCGGCTACGGCCTCGCTCTTCTCGATGTACTGTGTGATTGTCCCAGCAATTGATGTGGGGCAATGAAATACGATTGCGCTGTCTTCAACTATTTGCATACTGCCTCTTTACTAAATGGCCCCGTCTTTCCGGGGTGTCCGTTGGTCCTGTCGTGGTGAAAGGGAGGGGAACGCCACCGACCAACTGATGCGGTTTACGGGGAAAACTAGGAGAAACCCGATTTGTCGCCGTGCGACTGGCCCACTCACACCTTATAGCCGCCAACCAATTATGGTGGCGACACCAAAAATGTCAAGTTATTTTTTGCGCTCGCGCTTGCTGGTCTCGGACACCAACGCACCACTTGAGTTACGCTTGAATGATCTGTTGGCGCTTGCTGATTGGATCGTGTATCCATCGGCGTTTGATCCGCCTTTCGACAGGGCCTTGCGATGTGCGATGTCTTTCCCCTCACGCGAATCAGCCGCACCGTTGCCGTTTGCATCCTTGCCGTTCTTGTCCACGGCACGGCGGGCGCGTTGGCGCTCCATACGGGCAGCGAGTTCCCCGCGAGCCTTCTGCTGCTGGTACTCTTTCTTGTAGGGTCTGGGTTTATTTACGTAGGGCATCGTATTGCTCCTTCATGTGCTTGACGGAGTTCAGAGTCATCTTCACTTCTGTCGCCGCCACAAACAACTGCTCAATGGCCTTGTCATGCTCCTTGTCCAGCATGTGGGCATGGGCTTGCTTCAGTGCATTTTCGGCCATCATCATAGGATAGGCGTAATCAATCAGGGTTGTTTCTTCGATCATTTTTCTTTATGGAAGTCACAGGTTTTAACAGGGCACCAGCCGCACAGAGGCGTTGGGTTCGGTTGCCATTCATCGTTCATGTGCGACAGGCGCAGGCGCTCAAGAGGGCCATAGAAGTCCTGCCACAGTTTGTCTTCATCCTCACGCTTGTACTCAGTGGTAACAAAGTTGTTCTTGGCCATGAACAGCAGACCAGCGTTGATGTGCTGGAGTTGTTCAAAGTGAGCGAAAGCCATCAGCGCCATGAGCTGCAACTGCTTCAGGTCAGCGTACTTGTCGTTGCCGGTCTTGTAGTCAACGATGTACCCAGTCTCGCCATCGACCACCAGCAGGTCAACGATGCCCCGCACCCAGTACTTGCCCCATGAGCACGGCTTGCGATTGAAGTCAAGCGCCATGCGATGCTCTGGATACTTAATGCCGTCCATGTCCCGCAGGGGGTCCAACTGCGCTGCGTACCGCTTGTAGTCATCTGGCAGAGGCGTACCCAAGCCGACGTAGTCCTCCACCGCTTTATGCACCTGAGTCCCGTACAACATCTGCTGCGTGGGCTTCTTCTCAAAGCGTTTGAGTACCTTGATCTCCATGTACTGCCGTGGGCAGTTCACGTAGTCCTTGAGGCTAGAAAACGACCATTTGACTTCTTGCGGTTCCATCAGCAATCCCCGTAAGTTCTCCCAGATTTACATTCACAAGCGACGGGCAATCCGTTAGCCCATGCTGGCGCCTTACTCATGATACCAGTCACCAGCTCTGATGCGCTAGTTATTTCGTCTTCGGGCACGACCACCACCGCTGCGTCATGCACCGTGAGGACCACCGGGTAATGCTTCTTTATCTCAAGCATCTGTACGCCCACAATGATTCGGGCCAGCGCCTGCACCACGTTCTCTACGACCGCGCCGCCCCAGATACTGACCGGGCCTTTGCGAGAGTCATACACGATGCGGGACTTGCCATCTTCCCATTCCCGGCGTAAATTAGGGTATCGGATGCGCAATCCGTTGGGCAGAATTACGCCCGCAGAATCGTAGGTCAAGCAGCCATGCTTGCCCAGAGACAGTGGGGTCTTGATGTCCTCACTCATCATGGTCTCAAGCATCTGATCTGCCTCGCCCCACAGCTCGATGACCTTGTCGTTGCGCTCGCGGTAAACACCCACGATGCGCTTGGCCTCGTCCTCGTCGATCTGCACTGACACAGGCTGAGATGTAGCGAGGGTGTGCCGCAGCTTCGCAGCCCCGGTGCCGTAGCCCAGACCCAAGATGCAGGTCTTACCCACAAAGCGTTCAGTGGGGTTCTCTTTGGTGATCGGCTTCTCATAGACCGCTGACGCAAAGATTGAGTACACATCCTCACCACGACCAAACTGCGCCACGACATCATCCTGCCCAGCCAGCCAGACAAGCACCCGCGCCTCGATCTGCGATGAGTCGGAGTTCATCACCGTGTAGCCCTCGGGCGGCACGATGGCTCGCTTGAGCGCCTTCTTTTTCTTGTCTCGGCTAGGCAGGTTCTGGAAGTTCACCTTGTCTATGCCTGACCAGCGCCCAGTGTGTGCGCCGTAGTACTTCAACGGGATAGGCAGCATGCCACGGTTGCGCTTGCCTATGTCAATGAACCTCTGGATGCGCTTGTTCTCCATCGTTGACTTAGTGCCAAGACGCACAGCGCACAGGTGTTGGATGAACGGGTCTTCGTGTTCAGTCAGCGCGATGAAGCCCTCGTCTTTCTTGGCCAGAGCAGGCACATCCTTGCCCTGCTTCTCGCTCATCTTCATCGGCACATCAATGTTGAAGGACTCAAGCACCTCAGCGAACTGCTTATTGCTGGACAACTTCTTACGGACATCCTCCTCGTTGTCGCATTTGAGCTGGCTCATGAGCGAGCTAAGTAACTCAGACCTTTCTTTGTTCAAGTCATCCAGTCGCTCGTTGAGCACGGCCTCATCCACACATAGTATCGGATGCGTGAACATACGCAGCGTCATGTCGATGAGTTGCAGCTCTTCTTCTGGGAAGTCCACCACCATGCGCCTGAACAACTCATAGCACAGCTTGACATCGTTGACACAGTACTGGCCATACCGATCAAGCTCGTCTGGCGCAAAGTCCAAGCGGCGTTTGTTGATTGCAGCTATGACCTCTTCACCTTTGACTCCCACCTCGTAGCGTTCAGCCAGCGTCTTGAGTGAACCACCAGCGTCCACGCCATGCAGCGCACGGGCCATAGACAGCGTGTCGAGCCAGCCCATCGGCTTGATGTTGAAGAACCACGAAAGAATCGCGCCGTCGAACATGGTGTTGTGGGCCAGCACCACGCTGTTCTTCCAGTCGTACTGCTTGAGCCAGACACGAATCTGCTCATGTGTTCCAGAGAACCATACTGGTTCGCCGTCGTTCTCTTGTACAGCAATGCCAATAACTTCAAACGCAGGGTCGCGGATGTATTCTTCTGTCGTCTGGGTCTTGAAGCCCAGTCCCTTGTCGGTGTAGTACGTCTCGAAATCGAGTGTGAGTAAGCTCATTTGCAAAGTCCAGATGCAATAACACCACCCGAATACGTTACTCCGCTACTTATGCCGCCACCTACGAGCATGTTTCGATGTTGGTCGTTTGCAAGTTTAGTTCTTATATGTCGTTGTTGTATTTCAAGTTCTGTATCATCCGTAAACTGCTCTGGTGGCCTCGCCAGCAAGTCCATCACAGCAGCGTCAAACTGTAGACGCCGCGCAACGCGCATCGCATCATGAACTGCTTTACGTTCTTCCTCAGTAAAGGTCTCTTTCTGGGCGGTGATGTATGTGGCTAAGTCAGCCCAAGAAGTTTCATGGTATTGGCCTACGGTGTTGTATGGACCTGCTTTAACAAAGTCGGCTGGAAAATCTCTTAGACGTTCAAGGATGATCTTGACGCCGTGACTCATTTCTTCTTTCATCCTGTTTCCCCTAGTTGGTGTGTCAGGGGGCCGTGGCCCCCTGTTTAGTTACGCGCCGATCTCGCGCTTGAGGTACCACATAGCCTTCTCCAAGTCCTGCTTGCGGTTGCCCTTGAGGTCGGAGCGGGTGATGTACTTGACCACGTTGCCGAGGTTGTAATTCAACTCCTTTGCCTCGATGAAGTCAATAGTCTCGATGCCCCCAGCCTTGTAGTGCGCGGGGTGATTGACGGGATCAAATTTGATCTCGTTGGATGTGGCGGGGGGCAGCGTGATCGTGTTGCTCTTCTTCTTGAGCTTAGTCCGCTCAACATAGATTTGTCCCACACTGATCTTGAGCGCCTCCGCAATGGCCTTCGGTTTAGCGTTAGGGTGCGATGCCATGTACTTGCGGATTCGTGCTGCGTTGGTTAACTTTTTAGCCATGTTTTTTCCTAGAAAGGTGCCTCTTCGGCGGTTGATAAGTCAGGCTTTTTTATGGCCTGTCTGTGTGCTCTTTCGAGCAACTTCGGGTCTACCCTCGTGAACGGCCAATTTTTCGCCATACGTTCGCTTAGGCTTTGGGTCTGTGATCGGGACTTCTTTCGTGTTGAAGCTGTGGTCGTTGAAGCAATGTCTTCGTCTGATTGGTGTTCCATTGTCATCCTTGGTGTGTTTGACTTCAGTTGGCGCTCGGCACAGTGGGCACTTCATGCTTTGCTTTCTTTGCCGCCATGCAGTCAGCGCACACGAACTTGTGCAGGCCGCTTTTAATATCCAGATGCCCTCCTAAGGTGGGCTTGTCCTTCTGACACTGCCAGCACATCTTCCATTTGTTTGTCCTGTGCATCAGGGCCTGATATGGGTTGGACGCCATGATGTTTTCCGCAACGTAGTTGCGCATGGATTTGCCACGCATCAGTCAGTCCCTTTCTTTGCCGCCGCCTCTCCAGCCTTGTAGCCCTCATAGAACCCAGCGTCCCACGCCTTGGCCCAGCACAGGCACCATATCTCGTAGTACTCGCGGCTCAGGGGGAAGTTGAACCCCTCGTCGTTGTTAAATAGCTTGCGTACATCCTTGCGTTTGATAAACGCCTCCCATGCCTTGTCACGGGCTGGGTTGGTGATGGGTACGTTGTCAAGCATCTCTTGCCCCCTCGTACATCTCTGTCATACGCACCAGCTTAGCTTCCAAAAAGCCGATGATGCCGCGCTGCTCCATCAAGATTTGATTGCCGCGCTCGTTGGCCTCTTCCAACTTCTTGATGCGTTGACGCAGGTTGCTGTTCTCTACTTCCAGTTGAGTGCCGTAGCTTTCCATGTGCTGCACAAAATCCATCAGTTCCTCAAGCGTTTTCTTTTTGCTCATCTCTCTTCTCCTTCAGTTTGTCGATGGCATACGCCATCACTTGCTCAAATGTCCAGCGGTTGCCGGGTTCGATCTCGTTGACTGTGCTGTAAATCTTCTCCACCAGCGCCCACAACTCATCACGCTGGCGTAACGCACAGGCAGGTCGCTGGCAGTGGTAGCTGCATGAGTGGATGTCTTCGTAAGTCATTTCCACCCTCCCCAATCGTCGAAGAGCATCCCATCGGGCTTGATCTCATCAAGCACCTTGTCCACCGCTTCCAGCGCCCGTCTTGTCTTGACCTCATCAATCGGGAAGGGCAGCGTTGCCATGTGCAAAGCGTCCTGCGCCATCTTGAGTGTCTCGATAAGTTTGTCTTTCGTCATTGAGTTTGTCCCAGTGTGTTCCATAGATGTCCTCCGTCATAGCGTAATAAAAAAGCGCCAGCCACATTGCTCGTTGGTTCCCAAGCCTGTGGTGTGTTTTGGCAATGTGCAGATAGTTCTCCTGTATCCGGTCGATGTACTCATGCCGCGCTTCGTTGACGTACGGGGCGCTCATGTGTTCCCCCTTGCTCGGATGGCGTCTGAGCACTCAAGCGCCGCTTCTCTGGTCACCCATTGCTGTCCAGCCAAGGATTCACAAACCTTTGCACACGCCTCACGCTCGTCAGCGCGGACAAGGGCGGCGAAATGGACAAGCTCAGTTACACCCCAACGCGCTGGCTCCACCCACTTGTCTCCTGTGCGTACAAGCCCCGCCTGCCGCGCCATCTTGACGATTTCATCTTGGCTCATTCCAAACCTCCATGCATCGTCCAGTCCTTGGCTTTTTCTGCCATGAACAGTCCATCGGCTCGGGTCATCTTGGATGAGCGAACGAATAGCTCACCGTCCTCGTCGTAGCCAAGGATAAAAACATCGGTCAGCCGACCCTCACGGCACATATCCAGCGCAGACAGCAGCGCCTGCTCCGGGGTGTAGTTCACGCTGGCGGGCAGCGAGATCACATTCTTGTTGTTCATCTCAGTACCCCCAGCGAATACGAAAGCACACCAGATACAGGTGCAGTACGAATTCGCTGCCACTACCCACGAACCCCACGGCGAAGCAGGGCCACTTGCGCGGCAGGAACTCGGTAGTCAGGTGTAGGCTCTTTCTCATGTGTTCTTCTCCTTTAACTTGGCTTCGATGGCTCGGGCAAATTCATTCATGGCGTCGGCATCGGCGTCAAGCCCGAGTTCCTGAACAACAAGCGCGTCAATCTCCTCATCCGTCAGCGGCTTGCGCTGTGG